ACTCTAGCAAGTCTGTCGATACGTTTACTATCGCCGCTATGTTAGTGGCCACGGTCTGTACGGCTGTGATGTTTGTTCCTGTGACGTTAACCGAGCCTATTGCATTTGAAACAGTTGTAATGCTTCCACTTGCGCCCAAGTTTGAGGCCACAGTGTTGATGTCGGAAATGTTTGTTACTGCTGTTTGTACACCTGTAATGTTGGACGCGACGGTTCCGACGTGGGCTATATTACTTGAGACGGTTGTAATGTTTGTTAAATTGCCAGTATTAGCAACGGTTGTGACTGCCGAAATATTTGTTCCAACGGAATCCACATTCGCGATAGATGTCGCCACGGTATTCACGTCTACAATATCTGAGGCAACGGCAGCTATATCTACAACATTATTCGCTACGGTTATTACGTCTGTTATTGCTGGAGCGACGACATTAGCAGCCGTTGTTATTTTAGCGTTGATTGCCGCCAAAAGGTCTAAGTTGTGTTGCTGCGAAGTGATGGTGTTACCCATGCCTGAATGTGAAGTGCATAGGTAGTAAAGTGTTCTAGTCGTGGCAGAATTAACAACTATCTCAATCTTAGCCCCAGCCGAACCATGAGTCCCAGTAATTGTGACCCCTACTGTATATAGAGGTGAGCCACTTATGGATGACGAAAGTTTAAAAGGGTGTGTGGATAAAGAGCTATCTGAAAGATCAAAGGTGTATGTGAACCCTTCTTTCAAAGTTAGAGCTGGATTAATTGTCCCGTCTAAATAGAACTTTCCGCCAGCGGCTGTAACCGCATAGGTCTTAGTACCAGTAGCTTGTGCAGCTACAGTGTTAACATCCGTAATATTTGCTGCCGTGGTTATCACATCAGCAATATTATTTATGACAGGCAGCGCAGTATCACGAGCACTCTCGGCTGCGGTCTTTGCTGCTTCCGCAGCATTCTTATAGGTTAGAGCATCAGCGACATATCCCGCGAAGTCTGTGAAGGTAATGGTAGTCCAGCCTGTGTCTGCGCCAACGAACTGACCAACTCTAACTTGAAATGTTCCGGCATTAGAGGGGTCTTCTCTAAACTGGAATAGACTGGACTGGAAAACACCTGATGAATTAAATAAATCATCAAGCATATCGCTAAGGGTACGAGTGCCTTTCTCTGACGCTTCCAAGTAGTCATCAAGTATATGCGCTCCTGTCTTGGATGATAGAAATCTTAGCTGTTCACCTATCGGTCTTGTTTCAGCCATTGACCTTCTCCTCACTAATTACTTTGGCGATCATAGCCTTGGTTATCGCGTACTTTTCCTTATCGAAGTAACGAGTGAGCTTGCCCTCCATAGTGTCCATTCGTTTTTCAAAAGCCCCAACGCGAGCCGCTATTGCTAAGGTGGCTTCTTGAACCTCTTCCTTCCATGATCCGTCTTCATGATCTCTGCCGCCAAGTGCCTTATCTATAAGACGCTTAGCTTTCAGCTCTACTGCTGCGATGCTGCTGTCTGTAGAGTCGGAACTTTGTTGCACCTTCAGTAAATCTTTTCTTAATTCCGATACTTGCTTGCCTTGCTCTAAAATCAATTCTTTGAGTTGATTTATTGAGGACAGCATGTCGCTCTCGACAGCACCAACATAGGCGGTGACAGAGGGATCGACATTCTTTTGTAATACCTTTTTCGTCATTACCGATTCCCTGCCTCAGACATAGGTATGAGATTGCCTTTTTGAACTTCTTTCTCGATGTTCTCTTGTGGCTGAACGCTTGCCCCACGCATTTTCTCCATCATAGCTAATTGCTGAGAAGGACTTGGCCCTTGCTCTTGAAGCTGCTTCTGGTCGACGCGGAACCTGTCCATGTCAGTAATACCCATGGCTCGAATAGCTTCTTCAGCTATCTGACCCGCGTTGTATTCCATATTAAGGCCAGTCTGGTTCATGATCTGGAGCATGTTCATCCACGTCTCTGCATTTCGCGTGGGTTCGAGAGGAAGAGTTCCGTCTATTACAAGGAAATCAATTTCTCCCTGCAAGTCTTTGGAAACATTGTAATCAAGATAGCCATCTTGGATCATGCCCGACAGTTGGTTGGGCGTGTTGTTCTTGTCCATCTTAATCGACCCTTCCATCGACAAGCTGTCTTGGATATTCGCTACCATCATCCTGACCATTGGCCGTATGGTTGTGGCAGACATGATGCGCGAGAGTACACCGAGCCTCTGCGATCCGAGTTGGGTTAAACGCTGTATCTCCGTTGCTGTGCGGATTCCGTCTGAGGTCGGCATACCTTGTTGTGCGTCTGACGCTGCGCTTACGCGCTGCTTCAGCTCTGACATCTGTGCTATATCGTTGAGATGTCCGCGTGTTACGTCTGGAACCTGAGCAATGAACACGCCATCACCGGGTTTACTGCCCGGAAGTGTGCGAACTATGCCCCATGGGTTGCGATCTATCAAGTCTGGTATAGAAACCTGCGTCGGATCAGCGAATATAAGGTTGTTTAGCGCAGCACCGATGTTATCTATGCGCGATCTCATCAAGAATGTAGCGATATCGTGCATCGGAAGTATGAGATCATACAGCGATTGGCCGTAAGTCTTATGGCTATCTTGGTAAAGCCCACCGAAAACAACAGGGAACTGCTGGCCATAGGGGTTTAACTGGAACCTAATGACAACACTCTCGTCCATTACGGTCAGGACAAGAAATATTTCGTCAATCGAAGGGATGCCAATCTCGTGACCAGATAGACGTACCCAAGACTCATCCACTACTCTAGCGTCACCAAGCGTAAAATACGCATGATCTGCGTTCTTCTCATTCGGCTGGGCTGGGTCGATTGATAATCCTCGACCTTCTTCCTTGTGCCAATGGTGAGCGTTCCATGAATTGCGAGTACCAGAAATCTTGTTCCGTAAAGCTGGGAACATCTTTAACTTAGGGTATAAGCCACTATTCAATAGTGCGTTGTAAGACATGTAGTCTGCAAACACGATGAACTGCATGTTCTCCCAGTCACCCCAATTTACTCGTGGGTCTGGGAAGCACCTGCGGGGGTCGAAGTTTACGATCTTATTCTGGTTGGACTTAGCGTCCCAAATTATTTTAGTCGGGGCAAAGCCATAACGAATACTGTCCAGTATCATCTGGGCAAGTCGTGCCTCTCCCGCTGTTCTTCGCATCTGCTGGTGCAGCACTCTCTCTAAGATGAGTGATGCGCTGCGTGACTTTCTGTTTAAACCCTCAAGCTGAAACATGGGGTTTCGTCCGCCCATTGCAGCCATGAGATAGGTGAGGACTGTGTCAGCAATCGCTCTCGTATCTGCCATGACAGCCTTCTCGCGGAACTCTGTTGCATCGGCAGGTACATAAACATCGTGAGCACGGTCTGCTTCTTTCCAATGATCGTAGCGTTTACGAATTTTGGAATAAGACATATCAGACATGGACTTAACATAGTCCACGATACGACGCTCCTGTTCTTCAGAAAGGAGGTGAGATATATCTTCATAGTTGACTAATTTTTCCGCATGTTCCGAAAGGTCAACAATCACACCATCGTTCGGGCCTGATTGATAAGCCGCTGACCTGTAACCTGTTTGTGAAGCCATTTTTGCTACCGTCCATTTCTATATGCCAAAGATAACTGAGATGTGTCAGATGGTCGTCCTTACAGACCCCACCCATTCCATTTTGCAGCTAACCCTTTGACACTTCTCTGAAGTGATTTGCCGAAGTCTTGGCTATTGTTATTGAGAGACTGTGAGGTGTCGGTGTGTAGTGACCACGCCTCTGGGGATATTGATGTGCGAGACAGAACATCTATGGCCATAACCATAGCGTCTACTTGGTCATCATGGTTTCCGTTGGGAAAACTAATTGCTTCGTCTATAAAGTCATCCAGCCACGGTGATTCCTCTGGAAGAAAGACCCTGCCACCCTCTATGATAGGAAGAATGGCATTGGCTCTAGCTACTTTATCATTAACTACTTTGTAGGGAATGACGGATACACCAGACTCACGCTTCAACTCCTGTATGAGTGATTGGCCACTGGCCTTGTCCTCTATGTAAATAGCTCTAAGACCTTTGCCGCGCCACTCATTGTTTAGTCTTATCATGCGCTGCTTGAGTTCGGGGAAATCCCACTTACCTCTTATGATATCGACTATGTACATGTCGCCAGTCGTGTCGACACCAGCAACTACCATGACACTGTAGTCGGCAGTTTCAGTTTTCTTAAACGCTGTGTCGGCAGTAATGACTAGGCTGGTAAACTTTTGAGGTCTTAGGTCTGCTGGATACGATCTCCACCACTCCGTTTTGATAAGGTTACCGCCCTCAATGTAAGGTTGCTGCTGGTATAGCGATGCAAACTCACGAGGGTTCAGGCGTTCTCTTCGCTTCAGTTCTTCAAGAGGAAAGCGTTCTGGCCATAATGGTTCTTCGGTATCCCCATCAGTGACATTACGTTTAGCCGGGGATAGTGCTCTGTACTCTTCAGTAGTGACATAGCGTGGATCATCTTCCGCAAGCATACGTCTGGATATCTTCTTCTTTCCGGGTGCAGACTTGATGGCAGGGAAATTGATGTGCTTCCAACGCCCCTCCTTCCAATCTTCCGTGTCCATTATTCTCCCGGCAAGGTCGTCTGGATGCCAGCGAGTTAGGATTACTATTTGTTTCGGGGGTGCTCCCCCTCCTTCTGGCTGTAAACGAGTGGCCAGTGCAGAGGTGTAATAGTTCCACGTCTTATTGCGCTGGGTCATCGACTCTGCGTCTTCACGTGACTTGATTGGGTCATCTACCAGCAGAAGATTTGCTGGTCGGCCAGACGTCGTACCTCCGACGCCTACCGCAAAGTAAGCTC